AACTTGAGCGGATAGTTCTTTTACGGCATTAACCAAAAGCCATTTAATATTATCTCCATCAACACGAAAAAATCCAGTGCTCTCCTTTTTCACAAGTTCTGGCAACGGTTCCATAATTTCTTGTGCAATAACCCCAAGTTGTACACCTTTTTCACCAACGGCCAATGTTTTCGGCAATTCGTCAATTTCATCAGGGGTTCGATATTCAAAGTTACGAATCTGAATCTGGTTTATTTTTTCAAGACCGACATTATTATCAACGATATTCTTTTTGATTCTTCGATCAGAGGTTGTTAACCAATCTGCTGAGTTATTACCAGAATAGTTTCCACCACCATTGGAAGATACGAACCCAGTATTAGCCCCCTTGGAAACAGCCCCATACCCTATAGCAAGTTCTTGTGTTGCAGTAGCCCCACTTGGATCAGTGTTTATCCCGATACAAATATTGTTAGCCCCTGTAGTGATAGCATCACCAGCTACGTTTCCAATAGCCACATTAGAATTTCCTGTGGTCGTAGCTATTCCTGTTCCCTGACCAATGTATGTATTGGAATCTCCAGTAGTAATGGCCTTACCAGCATCATGTCCGACACAGACACTATTGACAGGATCAGTTGCAGCTAGAAGAGCAGAGGTTCCTATAGCAACACTTTGTGCTCCTGTTGTAAGAGCACCTCCAGCATGACCACCTATGCAAGTATTATTTGCTCCTGTAGTTATCTGGTCACCAGCTTCATAACCAATCAAAGTACATTGAGTATTGGTTGTCATTGCAGTTCCAGCATTATAACCCATCATTACATGACCATTACCTGTTGTTATTGCATCCCCTGCTGCATAACCAATAATTACATTACTATGACCAGTTGTTACAGAACCAGCAGCAGCAAGACCAGCCATATAATTATTAGTACCTGTTGTAAGAGAAGCTCCTGTATTAATGCCAATTGCAATATTACCAGATCCTGTTGTACAAGTTGTAAGTGCACCAGAACCTAAAGCTAAGTTATTAGCTCCAGTAGTACAAGCATCTAAGGCTTGATAACCAATAGCTGTTAAATTAGATGCTGTAGTAACACTCTGCATTGCACTAGCTCCGACTGCTGTGTTGTAAGCACCCGTAGTAGTGGAATACAAAGCTAATCTACCTACAGCCGTATTTTGATCTGGTGTTGTACAGGCATTTAATGCATTTCGACCTACTGCTGTATTGTAATCTCCTGTCGTTATATTTTCTCCTGCTCCAGTACCAAATAAAGCACAATCAATAGAATCTGTCATATCTGTTCCTGCATTAAGCCCGAAAATACTGTTATTACTCCCAGTTGTAATAGCATCACCAGCATTATATCCAACGGCTGTATTATTTTGGCCCGTTGTCAAAACTCCTAGAGAATTAGAACCAATAGCCACATTGTTTGCCCCTGTCGTACAAGCATCTAAGGCTTGAAAACCAAAAGCATCGTTGTAAGATGCTGTCGTATTAGCTCCAAGTGCAGCATAACCATAAGCTGTATTCTGAGCACCTGTCGTATTAGCATCTAGGGTAAAAGCTCCAAAGGCTGAATTATTAGCTGCTGTTGTATTAGCTGCAAGTGCAGAAAAACCACAGGCAACATTATTAGCCCCTGTTGTATTAGCAGTTAAAGCATAAGCACCTATACCAACACAATTAGCTGCTTCGGTATTAGCAGTAAGAGCACTTGATCCAAATGCAGTAATAGAGCCTCCTGTAGTATTTGCAGTTAGAGCATTAGCTCCCATTGCCGTATTGTTGGCTCCAGTTGTATTAGCACTTCCAGAATTATAACCAACAAAAGAACTATTAGCTGCTGTTGTCTGAGCATCACCAGAAAGTGCTCCAACAAAAGTATTAGAAGTTCCTGTTGTTACAGCATAACCTGCTGTATATCCCAAAGCTGTATTATAACTATCAGTAGCACTTCCATAATTCTGTGTATATAAAGCTTGATAACCTACAGCAACCGTACCATTACTATAAACATCAGTAGTCATAGCATTTGTTCCGATTGCAACATTATTTGCACCCGTTGTATTTGCTGTTAAAGCTCCTGAACCTACAGCTACATTTCTTGGCCCTGATGTTAAGGCATCTCCTGCCTCATAGCCCATGATAGTATTAGAAGCTCCTGTTGTAATTGCTGCTCCAGCTTGATAACCAACGGCTGTATTAGATGTACCAGATGTATTAGCACCTAAAGCATTTTTCCCAACAGCAACTAAATTAGATACTGTTGTAATAGCATCACCAGCATTATCTCCTATGAGAACCATATTGGTTCCTGTTGTGACAGATAAGCCAGCATTATAACCAACAGCTACATTATTACCTGATGTTGTCTGAGCAGCTAAAGCTCCTTTTCCTATACCAACCGTACTATTTCCAGTTGTGAGAGCACCACCAGCATCCTTACCAACAAAAGTATTTGTACCTCCTGTCGTTATTGCATCTCCAGCAAGTCCTCCAATAAGAGTATTATCCAAACCTGTTGTTACATTTAGACCAGAAGCAAAACCTACAGCAGTATTATGAAAATCAAGTTCAGAAGAATGTGTTTGTGCCAGTAGTGCTTCATGTCCTATGGCTACAGATTTATTACCATAAATATCTGCACCTAAAGCTCCTGTTCCAACGGCTACATTTTTGTCTCCCTCAACCATAGCATCCATAGCTTGAAAGCCAATAGCCACATTGTTTGTTCCAATAGTTCCAGAAAGATAGGCATTAACACCTACAGCAACATTAGAAGATCCTGATGTATTTGCCGTAGCAGCACTATTACCTACAGCCGTATTATTACTTCCTGATGTATTAGCCCCTAAAGCACCCGTACCCATAGCAGCATTTTGAATACCAGTTGTAATAGCATCTCCAGCTTGATATCCAACTAAAGCATTTGAATCTCCTGTCGTGATAGCTGTTCCAGCTTCATCACCTATGGCTACATTATAGTTACCACCTGATTCAATAGAATTACCTGCATTGACACCAGCAGCAAAGTTACTTGTACCTGCTGTTTTCTTTTGTATATCAGCTACAAATACTGCATTACCAACAACTGTTACAGTAGAGTTAAGTTGTGCAGCACCTCCTACTATTAAAGCACCAGAGACTGATACATCATCTTCAAATTCAGCTTTGCCTGTTGCTAAGAAAGTTCCTCCTACAGAAGTATTACCAGCTATATTGACAGCCCCACTTACAGATACTGCATCTTCAAATATAGCAGCACCAGCTATGGTCACTGTAGAAGCAAAGTTTGCAGCCCCACCTACACTCAGAGTTGAAGCAAGGCTAACAGCACCTGCTATAGTTGTTGTTCCACCTATATTAACATTACCTGAAACAGACACATCATCATCAAAAGTAGCTGCTCCAGTAGCCATGAAAGTACCACCTATGGAAGTATTACCTGCTACATCAAGTGTACCTCCTACTGTAACATTACTTTTTAAAGCTGCTGCTCCTACCACAGTTACAGTAGAAGCAAAATTAGAAGCTCCTCCTACACTTAGAGTAGATGCTAGACTAACAGCACCAGCTATAGTTGTAGTCCCACCTATATTAACATTACCAGAGACAGATATACTATCTTTGAATGTTCCTGCACCTGCTACTGTTACGGTTGATAGAAAACTTGAAGCTCCTCCTACACTCAGAGTTGAAGCAAGGCTAACAGCCCCTGCTATAGTTGTTGTACCCCCTATATTAACATTACCAGATACTGATACGTGATTATCAAAGGTAGCTGCCCCTGTAGCCATGAAAGTACCACCTACAGAAGTATTACCAGTTACATCAAGTGTACCCCCTACTGTTACATTACTTTTTAATGCAGCAGCACCTACAACTGTTACAGTAGATGCAAAGGTAGCTGCACCACCTACTGAAGCAGTACTTTGTAAATGTGTAGCTCCTACAACTGTTACTGTAGAACCAAAATTAGTAGCACCACCTACTGTTACTGTACTTTTTAAAGCTGTTGCTCCTACTACCGTTACAGTAGATGCAAAGTTAGAAGCTCCACCAACACTCAAGGTAGATGCTAGGCTAACTGCTCCTGTTACACTTAGTGTACCACCTACTGATACATTACCACTTGCTGCCAAGTTACCTGAGACAGATACTCCATCATTAAAAGTAGCTGCCCCTGTAAAATTAGATGTCCCTCCTACTGATAGATTAGCAGATACAGCAAAGTTACCTCCAACTCTACCACCAGTAATAGAAGCAACAATACCTGTTATATTAGAACCATCACCATAGTAAGCAGATGCACAAACCTTTGCATTAGTAGCTTGTAAATTTGCACCCCCTATAGTAACAGTACCATCAACATTAAAACTACCAGCTACTGATACATTACCAGCAGCTTTTATATTACTTACAGAAACATCACCTGATATTTGAGATCCAGTTATATTTGTTATATTGGCTCCATCTCCATAAAAGGAGGAAGCACATACCTTGGCATTTGCAGCCTGTACATTGGCTCCTACGATTGTCACCGTTCCACCAACAACCAGACCCCCACTTATAGAGACATTATTATCGAATGTAGCTGCCCCTGTAGCCATGAAAGTACCCCCTATAGAGGTATTTCCTGCCACATCTAAGGCACCACTTACAGAGACATCATCATTAAATTCTGTCTTGGAAGTAAATGTACCTGCACCAGCAACATTAAATGTACCACCTACTGTTACATTATTTTTTAAAGCAGCAGCAGCTTCTACTGTAACTGTTGATTTAAATGTAGCAGCCCCTACAGCCGTTACAGTACTCTGTAATTGTGTAGCTCCTGAAACTGTAACAGTAGAACCAAACTGAGCAGCCCCTCCTACAGATACAGCAGCTTGTAAATGAGTAGCCCCTACAATCGTAGTTGTTCCACTGACATAGAGATTACCACCTACTGTAACATTACTGACTGAGATATTACCTGCAATCGTAGCTGTAACACCTGTTAGGTTAGAGCCATCTCCATAGAAAGAACTGGCACATACTTTATCACCTACATGCAGACCACTGGCTATGGACGTAGCTCCAGATACAGCCAGAGTTCCTGTAAACTTTGCAGCCCCTGTAGCTATCTGGAAAGAGGAGTCCGTACCATCTCCTGTCTCAACAGTTGTTAATCCTGCACTGACACCACTATTGGTACTGACACCAAGACGGAGCAGTTGCTTGTAGGTATTTGCTATTTGTTTTCCTGTTAAATCTGTCATATTGTTTGCCACCAATTATCTGTGTCTTCCCAATTTGTTGTTGCTTGATTCCAGAGAACACCCCTACCACCTGTATCAGGTCTGGGATTAAGAATAGCTGGATTATCTCTTACATCAGGTATCTTGTTCTGTGGATGGTTCTTTAAATCATATTGTCCTTCCCAATCTTGTGGACATACCAGCATACCATAACTATTCATCTTCATAATTCTATGTGGGTATACAAAGCCACATGTATCACACATAGCCAAGGCATTTTTATTACTTGCCACTATAAATACCTTAACTTTGGAACAACTCTCATTACAGCTTTTTCTCTGTCTTCAAGTAAAGCTCTGTTAAAAAGTTCTTCATAATTTAATTTAAGCATCTGTATTCTTGTTGGTTCTACATTAGGTCTTTTCATAGACATCTGATAAGAAAGTCCTGCTGTCAAACAAGGTAAAAATCTTTTAGGTAGATCAGCATTCTGTGTAGCTGACTTATTCACATCCTGTAATTCACTAATTCTTTCTATATGGAGAACATCAGTTGTATTCTCTGGTATAGGCCATACTGACAGAACAGGATTATCTCTACCCCTTCTTATAGAATACTGGGAAGGTCTACCTGTTTGTGTCTTTCTAGGGATAAGCAAGAACTCTTCAGGTGATATCCTTTCAAGCTGAAGATCTGTATCATCCCTTCTCAAGACAACTTCCAGGGCATCAATCGTAGAACTACTCAGATCGTAGGAAGTTACACTGGTAGAAACAGTTACAGCCGTTGTCTCTGTTGTCCAGAGTAACACACCTCTATTCTGCCAATCCTTTAACATAAGATTGATTGAACGACGAGCCGAAGCTGGTTCATGTCCGAGTATATTCTCTCCACCAATCATTTCCATAGCTTCTTGGATGACCTCATCTATGTCAAGATTAAATGAATATGTTCCTGATACTGCCATTATTTTTCACTCTTATATGTATCTTCAAATTTTAACTCTATATATTTACAAACGGCCTGAAAGTAATCACTTTGATTTTCATAATCTTTTGCTTTAGGACGTATCATATGATGTTTAATCTTTGCTGCTTCAGGCCAAGACATTAATATAACTTATCAGAATAGGTAGCTTTACCAAAGCCTCTTAAAGCCTTACCACCGCCTCGACGTTTTACTACCTTACCACCATGTTTATTAGATTCCTTTTCCCACCATTGTCTTCCACCAAATTCCTCTTCAATAGTTTTATCTGTTTTACCACTAGGGTCCATTTCATCCCAATCTTCTGGATCTGTAGGATATGTGTATTCTACTTCTATACCTGGCAGATATTTTTTAAACCATTCTTTACCAGCTTCCTCAGACCAAGCACCATGTTCTTCTGCTGCTGTTTTCCGTTTTTTTACTCTTTGTTTTTTGTTTTTAAGTTTAGGTCCAGCCTTTGCTGCCTTTATGTTAGCATTTAGTCTTTTTTTAGTATTGTTAAGTAGATTTACAGTACCTGTTTTTACATTACTTTTAGTTTTACCTGCTTTATTATTTTTAGCTTTATCTACCTTATTATTTTTAACTTCGCCTTTCTTTAATATATTTGTTAGTATATTTTCTTTATCCTTTAATGCATCATACCCTAATTTTCCTGCTGTTAGTGTGGCAGCAGCAACTACAGGAGGTATAATTTTTGAACGCAGTTTTCCTTTTGGAACAACTCTTGGACGAGGCTTTGGAAGTTTAATACCTGGCCCAAGTTTAGATGTTTTAACATTCCTCATGGCTTGACCAACAGTCTTTAAATTCTGTAGTGGAGGATTTTTTAGGTTTTGTAATGCTTTAGTTTTTGCAGTTAAAGGTGTTAATCCAGGAAGTTTTAGTTTATTAATAAATTTCTGTGTAATAGTTTTATCAGGAACATTTGGTCCTAAGTTTAATTTTTTTCTTACCTGTGCAACAGCAGATTCTAATGTCTTTGGTTTAGTTTTTCCAAAAACTTTTTTTCCTAATTTATGAATACTTTTTACACCCCATTTAGCTAGTTGAGCAGTACCAAAAAGATCTAAAAACCCTACACTATAATCTAGACCAGGATATTTTATCTGACTTCTTTCAGAACCTCCAAATAATGCACTTATTGCTTCTTCATTTGTTATATTTCTATTTTTTGCAAAATGAGATATTGCTACTTTATTACCTATTTCCTTTGCTTTGTCTTTACCTTTTCCTTCTGCTAAAGCTTTTTTCTCTGCTACTAATCCAGCTTTTTTAGCTCTTGCTTCAGAAGGCGTTCCGCCTCTTTTATGTATTATATCAGCAGCCCTTTTGATATTTCCTCGCCTTCTTTTTCGTTCAGCCATAATATTAATCCTTTATTTTAAAAGACTTGCCTTGTTTATAATCTTCCTCTACAACTACATCCTTTGGAGGTCCTTTTACATCTGGACCCTTTCTGGCTGCACCATAGCCTTGTCCTGTAGGTTTACCTAGAATCTCATTTAGTTTAGGTGGATATTGTAAAAGTGTATGTGGTCCTGGCATTTTATTTCCCCTTCTTAACTTTTCTCCAAACGATATAAGCACCTGCTGCAATAATAATTGCTACAATAACGGCTATACCTATGTTTGAATCCTGTACCTTAATAGGTCCGATTTCAACACTGGAAGGTTGTTCTACAACAGTGGTAATATTTTGTTTCATCTGACCACCATCTTTAACAATCACTTCCTTTTTTATTACTTTATCTTCTTTCATATTAATCTCCCTTAATAATCTTGTGTTGGTGTAAAAGGTGTTTTTATAACTTCAGCTAATCCACCACCATCTCCTGTTGGAAAAGGTGACTCAGGTGTACTTCCACTTCCGCCTAGTTTACCGACAAGTCCTTCAAGACCATCCAGTAATCTTTCAAACCTACCTAAAAAGTTACCTCCTTTACCTCCTCCTCCAAATGGTCCTCCAGAAGGGCTAGGCATTGTTGTAGATGGAGGTTCCATTACTGCTGGTCTAATCATTTCTGGCCTATACTCTTGTGGTCGTCCACTTGGTCTAGGTGTAAAATCTGGTCGACGGCCTCCTCTATCAACAAAGTCTCGTTGCCAAAGTGGATGTTCCTGTTGCCATTCCTGAGATATCATAGCTGGATCTTTTACTGTAGGATTTCCTTGTGTTTCATCAATATTAGTATAATAAGCCATTTCTTCAGGAGATTTTTGCCGTCTATTCATTCTTTCATTTCGTGCCCATTCCATTAATTCAGTAGGACTTTTAGTAACAGAAAGCTGTCCTCTTTTATCTCTAGGAGGAAACATACTATTTAATCCACTATTTTCATTAGCATATATATTTCTATCAGGACCATAAAAACTTTCATTTATTTTTTTTATTTTTTGTTCATACTGTTCTGGTGAAATTCCCATACTAGGATCATAAGATGCAAAACGAGTCATTAGGCTCTCCTCTTCCTACCTTTAGCTGCCATCTTAGCCATCTTCTTTTTACCATACTTCTTACGTCCAATCCATGCTGCCAAGGCTTTAGGGCTTTTAGCTCCACGTTTCTTTAACTTGGCAGTAAGATCTTTAAATCTCTTACCACTAGGTTTACTTTTCTTCTTCTTTGGTGCTTTCATAACCTGTTGCCTTATGCTTGCTCTGCTAACCATTAGTCATATATCATCTTTATAATATCGTTACCACTAAGTCTACCACCTATACTACGATATTGAATTTTACCACCACCCTTTAACTTATTTTCCTTTTTCATTGCTTTAGCAGCTTTAGCTTCCATTTTACTTATACGATTTGCAGAAGCAATAGTTGCACCAATAGCATTATCTGTTTTTTTACTTCTATCTGAAGCAAATGATTTAGCTTTTCTAGCATCACCACCATAAGTATCAACAAGTTTTTTATCTTTTATGCCTTGTTTTCTAACTTTATTATATTCTTCTGTAAACTTATCAGCTTGTTGTTGAAATTTTTTACCTGCTTCTCTATTTCCTTTTTTATATGCAGCTAAAGATTTCTTTTCAAGTTGTGATCTTTTTTTAGTTATTTGACTTAATTTTTTCATCATGTTTGAGTCAGCAGCTTTATATGCAGCCTTACTTTTTTCAAACTTAATTCTATCTTTTTGCTCTAGTGTTAAATTAGCCATTAGCTTTCTCCTTGTTGTACTGGATCAGGAGCACCAGCAGGAGAAGCGGCTACTGCCATATCATCCTGTCTTGTCCTTCTAGCCTGATTCCTGAGTGTTATAATTGCTGATTCATATTGCTGTTGCCATAGAGGAAGTGTATTCCAATCTTTCATATACATTGTAGCTTCCATCATACAACCATAGAACAGGGCATCATAACAATACTCACTAAAGTAATTTGTTGTTGTTACACTTGTACCTGTTGCAGAAGCTAGGGGTAAAGGTTGTGAAACTGTTTGTATTTCTCCTGTTAATGTAGAAGCAGGAGTAGGAACAATATAAATAGAAGTGTTATTTTTTCTAGCATAGTAACGTGGTGTACCAGTAGAGGCACTAACATACGGCCAGTAATCAATAGCATATTCATATGTCCTTTGCAGAAGATTTGTTTTTATACTGGATGCACTGGTAGTATAATTTACATTACGTACAATGCGAACACGATCATTCAGACTAACAACTGGATTACTTGCTGCTAACGTAATAGCTGTATAAACATCAAGACCACAATCATCAATATCCTTGGTCATGCGTAACTCTGTCCTGCTAATAAAATCAGGAATTACACTGGAAAACTCAGTTCCATCATTCTCAGTTGTATTGATAATCGCTGTCTTTAGGTCTGAATACGTACCCATATCAGCCTACAAATGCAGTTAAGACACACCCATCAGTAGGACCAGAAACAGAAACAACACCATATACAGCAACACCCATGTCACCCATATAAATGTCTGATGCTTCACTTGCCACTACCTGAAATTTAATTGCTGTTCCTTCCGCTGTTTTATCTGTAATCTGTCGTTGGCCTTTAATTGAATAAGAACCCCCTGTCGTTGCCACAGCATGTAAAGAAATAATACGAGTTGTAGTAGGTACAGGAGAAGATCCTGATCCATTACTTCCCACAGTTGTACCACTTTCTACATATGTAAGAACAGCATCACCTACTGCTATTGCAGTTTTAATATTTGCTGCCATGTTTTCTCCTTTTAGTTAGAAGAGGGTAGCATAATACTACCCCCTCCTTTTTACACTTAGTTACCAGCGTTACCAAAAAATCCACGCCAATCAGAAACACCAAAGCTATAACGCTCTCGTGCCTTGAAACGAAGATTACCAGTATCGAAATCTGGCTCCATCTTAGTCTGAAGAGGTGAACGAATGAACATTTTAGTTCCATTCGGCACATCCGTTTTGACAAACCAAGCATCAGTATCGGTAAACCGACGATTGATGTAGTAGCCATCTGGCACCATACCCATATGACGAATAGCATTGATAGCATTCGTATTGGGATTGGCTTGGGCTGCACTGGCTCCTGTATTACCAGGGCTGCTGAGAATTTTATCAGCAATAGCCCAAGAGTCTACAGGAATATGCAAACATACTGCACTAGCACCAATCAAAATACCTCGGTCATCCTTGATTTTCTGAAC